GAGCCGGACGGCGCCGGTCGGGGTCACGACCATCGGGATGTCGAACTCGGGACCCCACGGCTCGAGGCCCTGCTCCTTGCGGACTTCGTTGATCGAGCGTGTCGGAAGACCCGCGAGCTGGATCTTCTGGACCTGGGCTTGAGCCAACGAGTCGCGCAGGTTGAGGCGCGTGAACCGGAAGGCAAGGTTGTTGTCCGATCCGCCGAAGCCCTCGTCCCAGACGATTTCCCGCGTGAAATAGTCCTGGAGGAGGCCCATCAGGGGTCGGATACCGCGGTCGTCGGTGTTCTCCTGGAGAACCTCGCCGTTGGCTCGGTTGACATCAAAGCTCAGACCGAGGTCCTGGGGGGAGAGACCGAACACCGCGCAGATCTTGCGAACGAGGTACTGCTGCCACTCGAGGAACTGCATGTCCCGGTTCGAGCTGCGGAACGGGATGAACTTGGCGTTCTTCGTTCCGCCGACAAAGGCCATCGCGCCTTTGCCTGCGACCTCGTTGAACCAATAGGACTTGAACTGCTCGACCTGCTCCGGACGAGCCCCCTCGCCGAGATCGAGCATTCCATCCGGGGCCGCGTTCACGACCTGACGGTGGTTGTATGAATGCCCCGACAGCTCCCCGTCAACGGTCAGCTTCAGGGTCTCGAGCGGAGCGAGGCCAACCACCCGGTACGTCGCCGGGTTGGCCATCACGTAGAGCATGTCCTCGTTCTTGAACGCCGCCCGGAGGAAGCCGTCCGGATACCAGTAGTACCGGGGCTCCTCTCCGCCGTCCCAGAGCGAGTTGACGCGGATCTTCCCGCCATCGACCGGCCACAGCTGGGCGACCTGTCCGCGGAGCGTCTTGACCTTCTCGACCACGCCCGCATCGAGCACCAGGACGTCTTCGAGAACCGGCTCGACGAACGAGCGGAAGCTGTAGGCTGACGGGTTGGGACGGTCGAAGATCTGCTTGATCTGGTTCTTGAGCGTTTCGCTGTACGGCTTCTGGGGATCGAACGGGACAATGTCCCACTCGGCCGAGCTGACCTGGTTCTTGCGGACGTTGATCGCCGCTCGGATCCACTCCGAATGCTCAGCCCAGTGACGGAAGAGCTGGACGTTCGCTTTGGCGACCCGGCCACGCTCCTGCATGACGAGCGCGGACGAGGCCGGGACGTTCTTCGGACTGGACTGACGGGTCGCCGCCTTCCAGACTTCGCCAATCCAACTCATCGGCTCCGCCAGTTCTCGAAGTGCTGGGAGACGATCTTCCCGAACGTCTTGTCCAGGTGATCCGACACGAGCTTCTTGTTGGCGGCGGCGACCGCCTCCTCGTAGGTCAGCTTGTAGGTGTCGAGCTCGCTCATCAACGCAGCCAGATGGTTCGGGACCTCACGCTTCCCGTCGCGGAAGACGACCTCGCTCATCCCTGGCTCACCTTGACGACGTGGTCGGCGTTCGGATCAACCCAGAGCTCGCCGAACACCGCTGGGTCGGTCTGGGGCAAGTTGCCCCAGTAGGCGGGGCTGTCGGTCAGGAGGCGGTGCCACGCGCCGTCCCCATGAATCCACAGCCGACCGATCCCGGATCCGGGATTGATCTGGAGCCAGAGGCGACCGTTCGACGGTCCGGTCGGGACGTCGGGCGAAATGACCAGCGTGGTCTGGCGATCCCCACCCTGGCTCAGGTCGAATCCAGACTCGCCAGCGGTGAAGGCCAGGCGGTCCTGGGTGAGCTCGACCTGGGTGTCGCCAACGGAGATGACAGCGTATGAGTCAGCACCGAAGAGCAGTTGGCCGTTGTCAAACTCGACGTCGTAACCGTAGATGTCAACCCGACCGTCGACGCTGATGGACCTGTCGTCGACGGCCCACGTCGTCGGCAAGCCGCCAGACGGCGTCGTCTCGTCGACGCCGAGCGTGTCGTGGTAATGATCCTGGGCGGGCCCCCGCTGGAACTCGGATCTGGTCATCGGCGGAGGCTCCCGAAGATGAAGCCGCCGCCTCCAAGGTCCATCGAGAAGCCGAGGGCGTCGACCATGTCGTCGTGGCCCTTGGGGAAGCTCAGCAGCTCCCGCTCGAAGTCGGAGTCCTTGAGGGTTCGGCGGAGGAAGATCTTGTGGCCCTCGAACTTGGCGGCGACGGCCCGGGCCCGGGTCACCTTGTCGACGTCCGACTTCTTGCCCTCGATCGGGATCCGCGGGTAGTCCCGCATGACCTCCTGGATCAGGGTCGACTGGAACTGCTGGCTCTCGCAGATCACCAGGTTCATGTTCGGATAGGCCATGAAGCCGTCGTTCACGAACTCGGCGTGGTGCGTCTCGCGCTTGTCGCGCGCGACCGATAGGACGTAGAAGTTGCCCTCGTCGTCCTCAGCCGTCGTGACCCGCGCGGTGTAGTCCGCCCGCTCCTTCTCTGAGGAGGCGAGGTCGACGCCCATCCGGATCGTGTAGTTCTTGTCCGGATCGAGCATGTCGAAGTACTGGAAGTACTCCTTGCGGAAGACGTTCCCGGCCATCAGGCCCGAGATGTCGTTCTGGTAGGCGCACGAGAAGAGCGCCGTCCCGAGCTCGATCTTCTTCTGGAGCAGCGTCTCGACCGGCCAGTGCTCGGGCCAGTAGCTCTCGAGCTCGCCGTCGGGGTGCTCGATGAGCGCCTTGCGGGTCAGGAGCTGCCAGCCCTTGCCGCCGCGATCGACCGGGGTCGACAGGCGTTCGTACAGATCCTCTTCGGCCCAGCGGGTGCCGAGAACAATCACCACACCATCTGGGACGAGACACGGGATCAGCGTCTTGAAGAACCAGTTCTCGATCTTCTCGCGCTGCTCAATGTTGGCGCAGTTCTCCTCGTCGAGAATGTCGTCGCACAGGATCACGTCGAATCGCTTCGAGATGATCGCGCCGCCTGCGCCCGCCGCGTACAGCGTGACGTCCTTGGAGCCGTGCCAGCGGCTCTCAGCCCGGAGCCACTCGACGTCGGTCCACTTCGAGGTCGACACGAGGTTGCCGTAGACCTCGTGCATCTTCGGGTTCGACTCGAGCGTCCAGCGGATCGCCCGGCTGAAGTCGTTGGCCTGCTTGGCGGTGTTCGAGACCAGGCCGATCCGGATGTCGGGGTTGTCGGCGATCAGCTTGGTGAGGTTGATCGTGTTGCCCCAGGTCGTCTTCGCGCCACCGCGGGGCTCGAGGATGACCGTGTTGGTCCGCGTCGAGATGGCGGCGTTGATCGCGTCGACCATCTCGCGATGGTGGGCCGCGGCGTCGTAGCCGAAGACGTACTCGCCGAACGCGAAGACGTCAGTTCGGGCGAGGCTTCTCAGCGCCCAGCTGTGGAGGATCTCCCGATCCTGGTCCGACAGACTTGACGGGTCGAGTGCTTTCAGCCAGTCGTCGGAAGAAGTCGGGTCCCAGTCCCTCGAGGGTTCCGGTGAGTGCAAGATGGCGCTCCTCTGTCCGATCGCTCGGTTCACCGAGGAGGACCAGGCCCTTCTCGATCAGGCGGATGAGGTCGTCGACGCGGATCCGATAGGACGGGTCCTTCAGATCCTCGGCGAACTTGTAGGTCGCGGCCCGGATGACCGTGATCCACTCCGAGCGAACGGTCTCGATGAGCGAGGCTTCAGCCTCCGCGATCTGGTCCGAGACCCGTTCCGTCAGCTTGTCCTGGGCGCGGCCCTGGATCCGGGCTCGCTTCTCCTCCCAGCCGTTCTCCCGAGCGAACTGGGCGACCGAGCTGTAGCCCTTGATTCCATGCTTGCGGCAGAGGGCCCGGATGCTGATATCGGTCGTGATGTACTCGCGTTCCAGGTTGCGGTAGTCGTGCTTGCGGACGGTCACGGCCGGTACACACTCCTAGAGATCCGCCACGATGCTCGTGCCGGTCTTGATGTGGACCGTGCCGTCAGCGTCGACGGTGAAGACCTTGTTGTTGTCGTGATCCCGGACCTCCAGGATCGGGCGCTCGTGTTCGCCGGTCGGGCGGACGAAAAACTCCCCACCGGTACTGATCTCGGCGACCGTGTGGGGCGACCCGGTGTCGACGAAGCTGACGACCGAGAACGCACTCCCCTCATCGTCCCAGTCCTTCGTGTAGATCGACAACTGGGCCGCACCGCTCTGCCAGGCGAGGTAGTCGTCCGGCGTTCCTGGGGAGGTCACGGACACGCGGGTGATGCCGTCGTCGTCCACGACAACCGAGAGCGGACGGCCGTCATCACCGATCGAATCGTTGACTCCAAGCGTGTCGTGATAGTGATCCTGGGCAGGGCCCGGCTGGAACTCCGAACGGGTCAACGTCAGCCTCCGAGGAAGTCCGCCGCGATGAGCTCGAGCGCCTGCCAGTCCGACACGTCCTGGGGCTCCTCATCGCGGACCTTGGCGATTGCCTGATCAATCACGGCGGCCGACTCCTTTGGCATTCGGTAGGTCCGCTCGACCCACGCGGAGGGGCGCTCGGCCGGAAGAGTGGGTCGCTGGGGGCGGTCCAACCCCTCCCACGTCATGGACGGAAGACCCGTCAGCCGGTCGAGCGCCTCTCGCGTGTACGGCAGGGTCGAGAGCAAGGACTCCTTGGTCTCGACGGCCATCAGATCCCGGAGAAGGCGGCCCAGCTTCTCCGGATTGGCCTGCCCTCGAGTCTCGTTGAGGACGATGGTCAGCTGCTGTGCGATCGAGTCGGCGAGCGGCCCGAGGTTCATCACCGGGATGAGCTCGAGCCCCATCTCCTGGGCGATCCGCCAGCGGTGTTCGCCGTCGATGATCTGGTAGAGGTCCTCGCCCAGATGGCGGCAGGTGACCGGATCGACGAAGCCAAACTTCTGGATCGACGCTCGGGCGTACTCGAGCATGTCGGGATCCATGACGTTCGGGTTCCACGGGTTCGGACTGATGACCGCTGGCGACAGCCAGATCGGCTCAACGACTAGTGCGCTTGCCGTGGTCAAAGCTCGCTCCCTCGAAACCCGGCGAGTGCTTGAGCTGGGTGCCGTAGCGCTTCTGGTAGTAGCGCTCGCGGCTGTCGACAACCTCCGGGCGGATCTCGTCCGCACAGATCACGCACATCTTCACGTTCCTGATGATGTACGGCTCGGTGGTCCGCCGACCGCATTCACAGGTGAAGACGACGCTCATCTGGTCTCCATCGTGATCGTGACGTTGATGTTCGGCGTCATCGCGACGCGGATCGCGCTGATGAGCGGCCAGTCGAGGATTAGTCGTTCCTTGAAATAGAGTCCCACGCCTTCGGGCGTGGAGACGACTCCGGGGAGCATGTCGTTGAGGCTGTGGCCATCAAGTTCCTGACCGATTCGGCGGACCGCTTCGGCAAGCTCGCCGTGGTCCACCACCAAGACCTTCTTGGGATCCAAGCCCCCCGCAACGGTGACCTCGACTTCCCAGTGATGACCATGTCCCACCCACCCGCACATCGAATGTCCGTCCACCGAGTGTCCGGCCTCGAATGCCGTCCGGACTGTGGTGGCGTGTCGCACGATAGACCCTCCAGACACACCAAAAACGGACGAGACAGCCCCTCAGCTGTCCCGTCCGTTCGGGATTGCACAGGTCGGGCCTACGGGTGGAAACCGACTGTGCGGTGCGTATTCAGTTCCGGCCGAACGATAACACGCACACTGTGCGTTTCAAGAGGATTTCAGTCTGGAAGATCCTCGGCGCACCGCTTCAGGCGCTCAATTGATGCCACCGTGTGCTCGGCCTTGTACACGTACGCCGCGGCAATCAGGGCAGCGACCTTCTTCTGGTAGTTCGTTACCTCAACCTTCTTGTCGAGTGGCATGAGAACCCGTCGGCCCTCGAGCTGCTCGATCCGGCCGACGACGACCTTCCGATCGGTCACTTGTCGAGGCGCTCCGAGCTGACCGAGGCGCTGATCGTGTAGTCGCCCATCCCGCCCTCGAGACTCTCGTCCTCGACCGCCTGCTTGATCAGGTCCTCGAGGCGGGCGTTGGTCGGGATCTTGACCGACTTGCCGGGCTGGGCGCGGAGGTTGACTCGAACGAGGAAGGACGCGACGACTTCGCCATCTTCAGACATCAGCGGTCTTCTCCTGGGCCTTCTTCTCGGGTGTCCAGACCCCCAAGATCTCCTGGGGCTTCTCGCCCTTCCGGGTCGAACGGATCACTCGGACCGACTCGGTCAGATTGGGAAAGGAGTCCCGGAACACCCGGACTCCCATCAGTGGAAGGGTCTTGCGTGTCGCCATTCATGTCTCCGGTGTCGATCCAGCTGTGGGTCCTCCAGTCATAGCGCCAATCCAATTGGATCTGGGTCATCCGGACGAACTTGAGTCGCCCTTCGTCGTTCACGCAGAGCGCGTTCGAGAACCACGACGATGTGGTGCCGTTCTGATCGACCCCGCTCTCGATCCCGAGGATCAAGACCGGAAGATCGTCCGCTGTTCCCGAGACCGGGGCGGAGAACAGCGAAACGCCCATTACTTCTTCTCAGTGGGCTGAACCGTTCCCTTGATCCACTTGGCGGTCTTCTCGGCGTGCTCCCGAGTGAGCTGCTTGGCATCGGCCTGACGATCTGGGCCAACGTTGGTGATCGGCGGCTTCGCGGTCTTGTCCATCTCTCTCCTTGACAGACTGAAGGGTCCGGCCCCTGCCTGAACCGGACCCTCCAGACGAACTCCCCATGTCACACGCCCGGGGGGACGGCCACATGACGAACATCATGGTACCACTTGCAGTCAACCAGTGGAAGTGCTAGCGTGCGAAAACCCCCTGAAGCGGCCTCCCGGGTCCGCAACAGGGGGTTTTTCGGAAGATGTTGGTCGGGGAAGCCGGGTTCGAACCGGCGACCTTCTGCTCCCAAAGCAGACGCGCTACCAGACTGCGCTATGCCCCGGGCGAAGCCAGAGGCCATCGCTGCGCGGAGCGATACACGGTTCGGATTTTGCCAGCAAGACGCGTGGAAACGCGAAATCAGTGCGGCTGCGGGCCGTCGGGGCGCACCTCGGCGGCCATCAGGCCCTTCGGCCCCGGCCCGAAGCGCACCAGCACCACCTGCCCCGGCCGCAATTCGGTGAGGC